GCTTGCCGACCGCATTGGGGAAGGTGCGCTGGCTCGAAGGGTTCTCCGGATCGCTGAGGGGCGAGAAGAAGTCGATCAGGATCTCCGTTGCCGTCTCCCCGCTGAGCTGCATCCCCGCCTTTTGCTCCATCATCTGGGCAAAGCGCCGGTCAAAGCGCACCGGACCCTTGTCGTCCTTCAGGACCTGATCGGATTCGTCCTCCCGGTAGATGATCTGGTCGCACATCCGAACCAGAGCATTGGCGCTGGCCTTGCGGTCGCCGGCGATCCCCTCGCTGGGCTTTACCTTGTTCGCACGCTGCGCCAGGTCGTCCATCTCCTGGTCGTGAAGCAGCCGGTAGCGAACCTTGATCATGCCCTCATAGCCTGGGATCCACAGCTCTAGGCTCTTATCGGCCCGGATCTCCTCGTGGCGCTTGGCGATCTGCGCGAAGACGCCCGATGGCGCCGGCGGCTGGGTGCTACTGGGGTCGGTGGTCTGCTCAGCCATGCTCAGCTATCCAGTTCGCAGACGATCGTGCACATGCGCCGATCGCTGGAGGTCGCGTCGTACTGGCCCGGGTCGAACTCAGAGAGCACTCCCGTGAAGGAGTCATAGACATCGAGCACGTTGCCCTCCTTGTCGAGGAGGTGTTCCTCGCCCGCGATATCGCCTTTGCTGACCCTGTTCTCGAGGAACTTGATCGTGGGCAGGTCGCGTGAGGGCACGAGCTCGAATTCGAGCGTGAGGTCTTCCCGTTCGCGGATGCCACCATGGGCGACCATGCCATCGACTCCGCCCGGCACGGTTTTCGAGCCCGAGGAGCCGTATTTGCCGCCTGAGCGCTTCTGGAACTTGAACGGAAGCTGGCGCCCATCTACGGAGAGCGAGATGACCGCCTGGTTCTGTCCGGTGGTTTCGACTGCCATGTTCGTCTCCTTAGTTGGTCGCTACGACCGTGATGTTGATCTGCTCGGCGAACTCGACGGGCGCGGCGCCGATCTGGGCCGTGAGCTTCCCGACCGAGCCATCCGAGGGGTTGATTTCCTGCGTGACCGTCACCGAGTACGCCTCTTCCTCGGTTTCGCCAAAGAGCGCTTCCCCGTCATAGAGGGGTTTGAGAACCTCGCTGCGGATTTTCGTTTCCGCCCTGGCGACGGTCTTCCCTTGTTTGTCGAGGCGGGGGAACATCATCGTCTTCATCGCTTCTTCGGCTTCGTGTGCGATCTGGGTCATGACCCGAGCGACGTTCAGCGGCAGCCACCGCCTGTCGGTCACCGGGTCGGCGAGCGTCCGCCACCCATAGGTGGTCGGAAGTCCGTCCTCCATGATCGAGACGTTGACCCCGGCATCATTCAGCGCCTCCCATTCTTCCGGAGAGCGGCTGCGGGCGAGCCCGACTATCAACCCGCCTGAGCGCGCCTTGCCGTTTGGGCCGGCGGCCGGCTGGCTTGCGTTCCCGATCGCCGCATCGACCGCGGCGATCTGGCCGATCACCCGCCCCTCCGGGGGCACCGTGCGGAAGGTGCCGGGAGCGATCCCCTTGGCAATCTCCCAGGGATCGAAGACGCCGCCCTGATGCGCGCCCGAGGCCGAGCTCAGGGCAAGCGCCTGTGCGACGACTTCTGAGTGGTCTTCGTCGTCAACCGCGGCGAGGATCGGCGTTCGCTCCATTTCCTCGCAATGGGCAATGACGGCAAGCTGCACGGCTTCTGCCGTATTGCCCGGAGCGCAGACCTGTCCGCCGCCGAGATCAGCCGTGAAGAGCGCCAGCCCTTTGGCGATGACTTTGGCATCGACGTTTTCGCGGTCGTCGGTCCCTTCAGACAGGGTGAGGGTTTTGCCCGTTTTCGGGGTGTCGCCCCCGAGGTCTTTGAGCGTGATCCGCGTCGAGGATTCTGCCGCCCATGCGACCGCGGTTTCGGTGTCGGCGAGTTCTGGTGAGGACTCCTTCAGATCCGACCCTTCGTAGACCTTCAGCTTGAATTTTTCCCCGGTGCCGACGACGACTTCCACTTTCACCGTGTTCGCCCATGCGCCTGGCGAGGTTGCGGTGACCAGCAGGGTTTCGGCATCTTCGTCGTCTTTGAGTTTCCCGCTCGCCGATTTGGCGGCCGGTCCGACGCAGCGCACAAAGTAGGCCTGCGCCAGACGACCGCCATCGAAGGCCACATCGAGCGTGTCGTACTCGTTGGCGCTCCAAGACTGGCGACTGCCCAGATAGCGGGCGTAGTCAGACATCGAGATCAGCGGGATTGGTTCATTGGTTGGCCCCCGCTCGGCGAGGCCAACCGCGAAGGCCGTCCCGGTGCTCGAAGGAAGCCCGGTCGAGGTCAGCGATTGGCCGATGCTCGTGGTTACGGCGGGGAGCGTCATTTGGAGTCCTCCTCCCCCTGCTCAGGGGCAGGGATCTTCGCGGGCGTTGGCCCGTCTGCGGTCTTTCTCGCCGCCGGCTTGTGCCGGTCGGCCTCTTTCACCAGCACTCCGCGCTCGATGAGGCGGGCGTTCTTCTTCGCGTCTGCGTCGGAGACATGGTCACCCGGTGCGACGATGCGGCCGTCGCTTAGCGACTCCGCGTGATTGCTTACGACTCGGTAACTCATTGGGCCTCCAACGGTTCGACTTCGACTGCGGTTTCTTTGACTTCGGGGCCTTCCCCCGGCGGTTCATTCGGCGGCAGTTCGTCCTTCGGACCGGCCTGCCAGTTGACGACCTCGTCCTGCTCGATCGTGAAGTTGTTGAAGCTCGCCGCCAGCGTGCGTGACTGCTCGGCCTCGAAGGGGAGCTGCTCGCCCGTCCACTCGGCATCCCGGCCGCCATCGCTGAGGCTTTTGCGTTGCAGGATCGCGCCGCGAATCACCGCGCCATACAGCTGCGCAATCTTGCGGGCCCACACCCGTTGCGGGTGCTGGATATAGACGACCACCTGGAACGGCCAGGTAGCCCGGTACCAGCCCTCGGCATAGTTTTCGACCGACTGAGTTCTCTCGGCGATCACGATCAGTGCCGGGTAGGCCTGCTCTGGCCAACGGTCAGGCTCTTCGTCGACCAAGCCCCAGGAGGCGATCTCTGGCAACTCCACGCCGTGCTGATCCTTGACCGCGTCGAGGTACAAGGGCAACCAGCGCTGCAGCGTTGAGAGGACCCCTTCCTCGATCAGGTGAGGGGAGAAGAGGGCGCCGATCGAATCCCCCGGGGTGCTCATCGCCCTCGCCCGGTCAGGTAGGAGACAAGGATGCGCTCGCTGGCGGTGTGCTCTGCCTCGCCGATTCCGATGATTGATCGTTTCGGCTCGGCGCCGCGGCGGCCGCCAGAAGCGCCCGACTGCGCGAAACGCCCCTTGAAGAGCTTGGTCCCGACTCGGACGCTTGAGCGGGTGACCCTCGCCACCCGGCCTTTGCCGCCTGCGATGGAGGCTTGGAGATCGCCGCCGCTGACCAGGATATCCATCAAGGACGGCACTCCTTCGCGAGCCTTTCTGGCTTGAGTTTCAGGCGAGAGCGGTGGCCAAGGCTCTCCGAGGTAGGAGCCGTGGGAGGAGAATTGGCGCTTGTTCCCCTCAACTAGAACCTCTTTGACCTCCTCGAGCGCGGGACGCATATCGAGGCCGCGCTCCGCGATCTCCCGCAGCATCGCCACCGAGGCCGAAAGACCCTGCATGTCGACCTCTATGCCGAGCCCGGCGCCATTTGTGAACGGACTCATTCCCTTTCCTGATCCTCAGCCAACACCCACCACTGAAGACGCCGCCTCAACGCCGTCGCCTCCTCCTCGAAGGTCATTCGGAGCGTTTGGTAGATCGTTTTGGTCTCACTTGCCTGCTCCGGGATGTAGGAGCGCTCGATCTCCGAGGCGGTCCTAACGGCTGCGATGTGGCGGGCATCGTCGAGGTAGATGCCGGGCACCTGGCGCCCCACCGCCCGTTCGACATCGATGCAGGCTTTCGGTATCAGGTCGTCTTCGATGGTCTCGGCTTTGTCGCCGACGAATTCGCCGAGCACGACCCCGCCCGCGAGAACATCCATTGGGTTGTCCGGGTCCGGTTCAGCCCCCGAATAGGTCCGCGCCCGCAGAATGGCCGACACCTGCGCGAGGGTCGGTCGAAACGGAGAGCCCGCCACGAACACCATCGGCGACGGCGCGTCTTCTCCTCCATCCTCATCGAGGAAGACGATCCTGATCCACGCTTTGCTCGCCGCCGCGGTGAAGCTGCGCAGGGTTGGCTCGGCGGGGTCTTCGTCAACCGGGTCGAGCGTTACCGACTCGACCTCTTCCCAGCTTCCGCTCGGGTCATCGGTCTCCTCGATCCGGGCTCCAATCCACGCCTTTTCATCGACCCGCTCGGAGGGACGGAAGTCAGAGAGGGTGATGACCCGGGGCATGAGATCAAGCCCCGCGGCTGATGACGAGTCTCCCTACCAACACGCCCGTACCGAGCGCCATGCGGCCATGCGGCGTCCTCCCCTTCCCAAGGGGGAAATAGCTCGGCATGGGCCGCATCTACTCCGTCGTCTCGGGGTTGGACTCCAGAAGCGCGATCAGGTCCGCGTTGGAGACCACGCCGGTCGGGTAGTCGATGCCCCGCTCGTCGAGCAGCGCCTTCAGCTCGGGCTGCTTCATCTCGGAGTAGTCGGTCGGGCTCGCCGACGCTTCGGTGGTCTCGGCCGATGCATCGGCCGACTCCGTCGTCTCGGGGTTGGACTCCTTCCTGATGCGCGCGTTGCGCTTCTCGCCCGGTGCGGCCGTGGCTTGCTCGATCTCGTTGTCGACCTGGAAGGGATCGAAGCACTCCTCGCGACCTTGAACGATGGGATCGGAGGCCCGGAAGGTTTCTCCCTTCGTGACGGAGCGGGTCCCTGCGCTGAACGAAGTGTTGGCGGTTACTACATCGCTGGTGCTCATCTCGTGTCCTTTCGTGGCATGGAAACAGGGGGCGGGTGACTTGATCACCCGCCCCCTGTTTCACGCAGCGCCTATTCCTTGACTTTCAGGCCCCGGAAGGCGGCTTTGCTCATGACCTTGGCGCCGTTCCGCCACCAGAAGTACAGGCCTTCTTGCCCGGTCGGCCGGCCGTTTTCGCCGGGGATGTTGTCGATCGGCTTGGCGAGGGTTCCGATCCGGTCGGCGATGACGTAGTAGCTGAAGTCACCGAAGAACAGGATCGTTTTCAGTTTCGTCAGCCCCGATTCCATCGTCGACAGAGCGTTGGTCGGGTAGTCCAGGAGCCGCTGAGCGACGTTGCCCTGAATCGCGTTGCCACCGATTCCACCTCGCAGGTTGTCGACGAACAGGCTCGCCCCTCCGGCGGAATCGAACTGGCGGATACGGTTGTACTGGGCCCGATGCCCGAGCCAGGAAGCCTCGGCACGGAATTCGTCCGGTACGGCCTGTTCGAGGGCGTAGACATCACCGATCGCGAATGCTTCTTTGGTGATGGTTTCGACCAGTTCGGTCGCCCCGGTGGCGAGACCAAACGGCTCTTTTTCACCCGTGCCGGAGAGGAATTTCGTCGCCTCCAGTTTGTCCTTGGCCTTCTGGACCATCTTCGCCAGCTCAGGCGCGATCGATCCGTAGTCCTGACCGAACTCGTACGTCCATTGCGCGTAGGCATCCGCGGCATGGCAGTCGATTTCGGGCTGAGCGAATTTCGGCGAGTCATCCGAGGTCTCTTCGCCTTCGGCTTCGCGGTAGGCAGCGGTCATCCCGCCGGAGCTGACACCCTTCCACTTGTCGGTCGTGGTCTGCTTGACCTCGGCCATCGCCCGGACCGGGTTCGTCACGCCGCTTGAGGTCGGAATGACCGTCGGGTCCAGAGTGAACGGGAGCAGGAAGCCACCCGTTTCGCCCGTCAGGTCCAGGGCACGCTGCTCCTCCTGAGTCAGGCTTCGACCCGAGATGCCCTTGACGAAGGCACGGCGGTACGCCGGGCTTCCGGTTGCGAGCAGGTGGCGAGAGAACTCCCCGCTCTCACCGTCGAGGCTGGTCTGCAGCCGCTCGAGAAGCGCCTGCGCGTCCTCTTTGTTGGCTTTTTCGTGTGCCGGGGTCGTCCGCTCGATGACCCGCTTGCCGTGATCCTGGAGCAGGCGGCCTTCCTCCTGCGGGCTGGACGCCTTCTTTCGGATCTCTGCCAGATCCCAGATGTCTTCGCCGCGGGCCACGCCCGGGCGAGCCGTCTGGAAGGAAGCACCCGCCTCGGTGTTGCGGCCAGACTCGAACAACTCGCCGACGCGTGCTTCGCGAGCCTCGCACTGGGCGATGGTTTTTTCGAGCTCGTCGACCTGCTCGTTGAGCCGGTTCCACTCCTCGCCTTCCGAAGAGGACGGGTCGAGGTACTTGCCAGCGTTCTCGACGTCGATCTCTTTGACGCGCGAGCGTGCTTCCTCAAGCTGCGAACGCAGTTCTTTCACTTTCTCACTCATGATTTTTGAGCCTCTCGTTTCAGAGGCGCCAGGAAGGCGCCGTGTCTGCGCCGTAAAGGCGCTCTTTCTCGCGGCTCCTGCTGGAGTGAGCAACCTCGGCTCCATCTGGGAGTGCATTGGAGCGGTCGGCATCCGCCGCTCTCGATTCCTGCGTCGGGCCGCCCGTGTCTGAGCGACCCTGCAAGCTCTTTGAGAGCCGCGCCAGCGCGTCATCGCGGCTTTCGATGCGATCGGCCATCCCGGCCGCCACTGCATCCTTGGGGCCGACCATCCGGCCTTCGCCGAAGTTGGCCCGCACATCTTTGACGGTCGTACCACGCCCCTTCGCCAGGTCGGCGAGGAAGGCATCGTGCACTTCGTTGACCTTGGCCTGGAACGTGGCCTTGGCCTCATCGGACAGGGGTTCGTATGGGTTGCCCTCGGTCTTGTACTTCCCGGCGCTGATGAGGGTCGTCTTGATCCCCATCTGCGCATCCATCTGCGAATAGTCTTCGTGGAGCAGGAAGACCCCGACCGATCCGATCTCGCCGCTTGGGGTGACCACTACCTCGCTCGCCTGCGAGGCCAGCCAGAATGCGGCCGACGCGGCGCGAGCGTTAGCCACGGCAACAACCTGCTTCTCGTCCCGCGCCTTGCGGATGTCGGCCGCCGCCTCAGCAACCAGATCCGACCGCCCGCCGGGCGAATCGATATCGAGCAAGATCGCCCCCACATCATCGTTGATGACCGCGTCATGCAGCTGCTCGCGAAAGCTCTCCAGCCCGCCTCCGCCAAACAGCGACCCGCGTGGCGTGATCACCCCGCGCAGCGGGATGACCGCAACCCCATTGATCGTCTCGTCACCTTCGCCAGCCTGGGTGCCAAAAAGACCGCGGAGCGCGGCAGTCGCGTCAGAGCGAGCGGCGCTGCGCCCATCGAGCGCAGCCGCAGCAATCATCGGCATCAGATCGGGCAGGATCGCCCAGGGAACCGCACGGAGATCATCACTAGGCTCGCCGCGCTCCCCAGGAGTCTCGCCGGACCTAGCCTGAGCAACGAGTTCCTCCGCCCGCGAAGGATCGCTATGAATCCATGACGCGAACAAATCAGCGACCTCCGGAAGCCGTGACGGATCTTGCCGCAAGCGATCGAAGAAGACGCGATCGGTCATCGACCGCACTCCCGCAGACGCGCCCTCGTACGCTGGGAAGACCACGGGACCGCCCTCGTAGATCTTCATCTCGGTGATGCGCCGGACCGGCAAGCCCTCGGGGTTCTCAGCCGAGCGCCCCGGGTCATCGGTCCACTCCTCCTGGACGGACCGGAATTTGAAACTGGACCCGAGCTGCCGCGCTCGTAGCGCAGGCAGCAGCTCGCGCACGTAGTCAGCATCGAAAAGCTCTGGGTCGTCGTAGCGAACCCCTTGGGTGTTTTCGACAAGACGCGGTTCCGTCAGGGGCTTCATGCCGACGCTCGGATCGGCACCGTGGTCGAAGAGGATCCGCATGGAGCGGTTTTCGCTCAGCGTTTTCTTGGTGGCGCCGGGGGCGATTTCCTCGATGAATCGCCCCTCGAAGACGGAGTTGATCACGGTCGGTTCATTGAACCGGAGCATGTACCCAGTGAGCTTCGGCATGCCGCCGTTCTCCGCAGCCCGAAGCTCAAGCCCAGGGCGTGCGCGTACCAGACCGTCTTTGGGCGGCTGGGCCTTCGTAGTCGTGCTTGCGGACATGGGGCGTGTCTCCTCCTTAGAGGTCGTGAACGCAGCGGGCCCGGCCCTAACTGCGCGAGAGAATGGAAACTGCTCTGCGGCTTATGCGCCGCTGGAGGGTGCAGGTACAGCGGCGGGGTCCCCGGAGCCGTTCGCCCCGTTCGCCCCAACGATCTGCGTCCCCGGCGGTTGTAGCTGGACACTGAAGAGGCCGGTATGGACCAAGCGACTCAAGTCACCCGACTCAACGGCCGCGACCGCCGACTCTGGGGTGAAGCCGGCATCGACGTACTGCCTGATCGTGATCGCTTCCTTGTGCTGAATTTCAGCTTCGTCCTTCAGGTCCTCTTGGAGGAAGGCGATATCGCGATCGTCGAACCAGAGTTCCGCCGCCGTTGGGGTATCGACCACCGTGGCGAACGCGCCGGCCATTTTGCGCCACAGATAGCGGAGGGTGACATCGGAGTCTCGCCGACGCGCCTGCCCGTAGTTGGCGAGGGTCGCCGCTTCCATGCCTTCGGAGAGCCCCACGATGATCCCCGACATTCCCGAGGCGACCGCAATGCGGTTCTCCCCCGCGGCCTGCACTTTCTTGAAGTCGATCTCCCGCATGTTCGAGCCGACCACATCGGCACTGGCGCCGGCTGCGAGCACAAGCGTTTTGAAGGCATTCGCCGCGCCCTCGTGATTTGCCTTGAACGCCTCCAGCCATTTCTTCAGTTCGTCGGGATCCATGTCCTTGTCGAAGGACACGACGAGGTTCGGGCTGGCGCCGTTTTCCAGGTAGGAGAGCTTGTGGGTGGTGGCCGCCTTGTCGCCCATGATCTCCCGGACGATCGGGGTCAGCCACGACATCCCCCGGAAGCTGGCGAGCGGATCGGGGATCGGCGCGAAATGCACTACGTTCTCGCGTTCGAGAAAGACGGGGTCATTGCCGCTCCCCTTGCCACCCGCCTGGTACATGTAGCCCAGCACCTCGGCGTCAAGGTGCCACGCCCCCACTTGGTCATCCCTTGGGTCCAGGTAGCTGCCGAGGATGAGCGTCACCCAGTCAGGTCGCAGCCGAACGATGCGCTTGTTTTCCCCTTTGCCTCGCGTGGTTGCGAAGAAGCTGCCGGCGAGGTCTGCGTCTTGAATGGTGCGAGCTAGGAGATCACTCGTCACCGCGCCCGCCCACGGCTTCTCTAGGAGCGACAGAGCCTCGGTGCCGAACAGTTCGCCTGGCCGACCCTTGGAGAGCCGGCGGAACTGAAAGCGAGCCTCCGAGAAGATCATCATCCTCACCAACATGCAGGCGAAGACGATGCCGTTCTGGCGGTAGGCGTGTTCGACGTAGCCCTGGAAGCTGGAGGGGATCTCCTCCTCCTTGGAGCCCAACAAGGTTGGAGGCATCGAGGGTCGTAGCCCGTTCAGCCCACCTAGCTGGGAAAGGAGTTCGGAGAGCGAGATTGAGCCCGACCGGGCCTCGCCCCTGGCGCTGAGAGCTTGATAGAGCTTCATGCTGACTGGCTGCCGAGGAGATATGCGTCCCGCTCCGAGGGCGAGAGATCAGCGGGTTCGGTGTCATCGCCGGGTCGACATCCAGCCTGGCGGAGCGCATCGTCTCGCTGCTTTCGTATCTGGTCCTCGCGGCCCTTCTGGTACCAGCGCTTGTGCCGGCGTCGACCGAGCATCAGGTCGGCTTCCCCGGGTTAGTCGGAGGAGGTGGCGAGACAATCACGCCACCATCAACTTCCAGCCTTCGGACAAACTCATCCCTTGAAGCAGGCGGCGTCAGCGGCACGAGCCGGGTCGGTGCCGGTGGCCGGGTCGGCGTGCGTTCCGCGGTCAGCGCACCCCCTCGGATTCGCTGGCGGCGCCGTCGACCGAACATCAGCCCGATACCTCAGGGCGACCAAGCCCGGGCGTTAGCGGTGGAGGAGGCGGCACGCTCTCCGGAGCCTTCACAGGCCAGCCGATCGGGTAGTGGCGTCTCGCTATCCGAACAGCCAGGAGATCCTGACATTTGTGGATCGCATCGCAGAAGTCCCGTGGGTCGGACGGGTGCTCTACGGGCAACCCACCGAATGCGTTCGCGGCGTCACATAGTGCGTCCATGACGATGCCCTCATCCGCCGTAAGTCCGTCCTCGCGCTCGTTCCCCTCCGGGCCGTCGGACTCCACGGTCAGCTCGATGCCCTCCGCGAGCACCACAAGCCGGTTGTCGGGGAACTCCTTCTCAAACTGCTCCGCGATCCGTTTGATTGCGCCCGACGGGATCTCCTCGGGGAGCCGAACCAACAGGTGGTCTCCGGGCTTCACGTCGAGGTGCTCGACCACCAGCGTTGGCGTCTCGGTGTCCGCCATCAGACCTCCACCCCCCAGAGCGTCCCAGCCACAACCGCCCCACCAGCCAGCACCAATGCGGCCGGCGGATAGACCAGTGCCACGCCGGCGACGATCAGGGCAGCGCCCAGGGCAAGCAACCCCAACGCTTGGCGAATTCCTAGCTTCAGCATTCGGTTCGGGCTCCTTCTCGAAGAGGTTGCGGATCAGACCCAGATGACCAGAGGCTCACTGGGACCATCCGGGGACGCATCGTGCTCGCCAACCGCCGAGGCGTGCACCATCGAGGCAGCATCCAGCGAGTCCCAGACCCGGATCTCCTGCTTGCTCGCACTCCGTGAGGTCGACGGGCGATCAAAGCGAACCCGCCCATCTGGCAGCGTGCGCGAGACAGCGTTCAGAACATGCCGCGTGAACTCGGGGTAGCGAGGCTGCTTGAGCCATCCCTGCCTCAGTCCCTCGAGAAAGCGCTCGGCGGCCGTCGCCTTCATGGAGTTGCCCTGCCCGTAGGGAACGACCTTCAGATTCGGGAACTCATCCTTCAGCCACCCCGCGATGTCCTCGGCGCGGCTCTCGTCCATCACCACGACCTCGACTGGGTTGCGCTCGTTGATTTCCCGGAACGC